TTTGACGCTTGCAAAACCGATACCCCGCCACCCCCCGGCGGAGTGTTGGCTATCGAAAGCTCAACCGACGAAGCCCGCTATACCGCCGTACGCGCCGTACAAGCTGGCAACAAAACACACGTAACCGTAGCGTTTACCGCTAACAGCGTTGCCGAAATGTGGCGGCTAGTTGACATAGAAATAGAAAACAACCCCGGGCTACGCCTAGCAATAATCCCCGCGCTAGAGGTAAGTTGCCCGCCCGCGCTCGAGCGTCGCCGCACCATAGTTGGCTACCGTGAGCTACTGAAATGGACGGCCGCTGTGCGCTCAATGATTGTAGAAAACCGTTTACAACACAACGGCGAATTACTACTTACACAACATTGCGCCCGAGCCGTTTTAATTAAACACAACGGGAGTGTTGCTTTATCCACGTCGCGTAGCCCGGGCCCTATCGAGGCAGCGCGTTGTATGGTATGGGCCGCCGCCATGGCAAGCCGCCCGCAACTTGTCGGTAAACCAATGATTATGGGCGCTAACCGCTAAAGTTTGTTTGGCGCTCGCTGGCCTTGCTTTCCGTCGGGGATTGCTCGCCGCCAGCGAGTGCCACCATTAGCCGCCTAAATATGGCACACTAAACGCATGGCTATTTTTACGCGCAAACCTGAACCAGCAACCGTTGTTAAAGCCGCTGCCGGTAGCAACGCTGGCGCCTCACAAATTGGCAACTTTTTTGCGTACACCGACGGCGTAAACCGTAGCCGCTTTATGCAAGTGCCAACTATTAGCCGTAGCCGCGATTTAATGGCAAGCCTTGTTGGCTGTCTGCCGCTTGTCATGTATAAAGAAATGTGGAACGGCGACGAAATGGAAAAAGTGCCCGAGGCGCCGCGCTCATGGCTACGACGCATTGACAAAGGCGTAACAAACAACTTTATACTTTCGTGGACATTTGACGATTTATTTTTTTATGGTAGAGCTTTTTGGTATTGTGTTGAGCGCTCGGCCGATGGCTACCCAATGTCGTTTACACGTCTACCCGCTGCAATGGTCACAACACAAGACCAAGCACAAGGTACTGGCGTATGGTTCGGCCCGTCTAAACAAATTTTGTTTCAAGGCTTACCAATCCGTTACGAGGATTGCGTACAATTTTTGAGCCCAATTCAAGGTTTGATTTATACCGGCGCAACGTCAGTGGACACCGCGTTAAAGCTTGAGCAGGCCCGCAACAGAAACTCGAGCTCGCTACAGCCAGCCGTAACGCTTAGGCAGACTGGCGGCGAGCCTATGAGCCCGCAAGAGTTAAGCGACTTGGCAGCGGCCTACGACTCGGCGCGTTACGCGTCGGCCACGTGTGCCGTAAACGAATTTGTAGAGGTAATACCTAACAATGCAACGCCCGACAAAATGTTGCTTATTGACGCCGCCGAATACCAAGCAAAAGAAATTGCGCGCATTGCAAACGTCCCCGCTTATTTAGTTTCGGTATCTATCGGTAATTATTCATACGTCTCATCAAGTGAGGCCAGCCGTGACCTTTATACCTTTGGGGTTAAGCCATACATAGATTGCATACAAGAAACACTAAGCGCGGATAACGTGCTACCACGTGGCACGGGTGTTATGTTTGACATCGAAAGCTATTTAGAAAACCAATACCAAGACAGCGCCGAAAACATGCCGGACATGGCAAACGAGGTAAACAATGCTTAGGTTAATCCCACAAGAATTAAATTTAGACGCCGCTAAAGGTGACGCGCTGCCACGTAGAACCCTTGCCGGTGTCGCCCTACAATACGGCGTAGAGGCCGTCGTATCGGACGGGCAAAAAGTACGGTTTGAGCAGGGCTCACTACCGCTCGAGGGCAAAAAACCCAAAATGTATCTCAACCATGACAGCACTAGTCCAATCGGCTTGGTCACGGCTAGAGAGTTGGTGGGCGATACCGTCATGTTTGAAGCCAAGATAAGCGAAACAACGCTAGGCAACGAGGCGCTAGAGCTTGCAAAAGACGGCGTTTTGGACAGCGTAAGCGTAGGCATTTTGCCCGTCGAATTTAGTTTTGACGAGGCCGGCACCATGGTTGTAACTAAGGCCGATTGGCAAGAGCTCAGTTTGCTGCCCTATGGCGCATTTGAGGCGGCCAAGGTGCAGCGCGTCGCGGCGAGTATCCACCAAGAGCCCGAACAAATAGAGTTAAATAATACACAAGACGAAAACGAGGAGTTAACCGAAATGGAAAAGACCGTAGAAACACCAGCCGTTATTGAGGCCGCAACCGTGCAAACCATTTATGCACAGCCTCGCAAATTGCGTTTGCCGAGCACGTCGGAATACATCGCTAGCTACGTACGTGGCGGCGCCGACTTTGCACAAATGAACGCAAACATTAAGCAAGCAGTTGTTGAAGCTGCACCCGGTGTTGCGCCATTCATTAACACGGAAAGCACCCCGGGCATATTGCCAGAAATCATCACCGGGAGTGTCTACGACTCGCTAAACCCAATTAGGCCGTTTGTTAGTGCAATCGGGACTAGGGCAATGCCGACAGCTGGCGCAACTTTCCGCCGTCCAGTAATTACAACTCGACCAGTTGTTACACAACAGGCCGCACAGTTTGACACGCTCAACGCGTCAACCGTTGTAGTTTCAAACAACGACGTTTCAAAACTAAGTTTTGGAACATACGTCACCGTGTCCGAACAAGACTTGGATTGGTCAGACCCATCAAGCATTGACATTATTTTGAACCAGCTTGCAATTGCTTACGGCCAAGCAACCGACAACTACGCCGTAGACACTTGCCATGCAGCAATCACACAAACTTCATCGGTAGCAGATACCGACAAAGGTGCAGATTGGGTAGCAGCAATTTACGAGGGCGCCCGCCAAATTTCGGCAAACTCTAACTACCTGCCAACGCACATGTTTGTAACGCCTGCAAGTTGGGCCGCATTGGCCAGCTCGGTAGACAACCAAGACAGGCCAGTATTTCCATACACAGGCGCACCAAACCTTATGGGCCAAAACGCTGCCGGCAACGCCGCTGCAACAACGTGGAACGGCAACCCGCTTGGTTTGGTACTTGTTGTTGACAAGAACGCACCGGGCTCATTCATGGGACACGCTGCTGGCCCTGCCGCTGGCTTTGAATTCTACGAACAGCAAAAGGGCGCAATTAGCGTTGAGGTACCAGCTACCTTGGGCCGCACGATTGCTTTCCGTGGTTACGCTGCCGCTTTCATGGCAGACGCCACCAAGTTTGTTAAATTCGTCTGATATCGAAAGGTAGGCCATTATGGCCGCTTATTCGGTCACACAAAAATACTTAACCGACAATTACGCGGTTGTTGTATTACTAACTAACGCCGACCCGCTTGAGGTTGCTCAATCCGTTGTTATTAGCGGCGTTGACGCAACCTTTAACGGCACGTACACCGTCGTTGACTTGCCGCAATACTATTTTACGGGCGTTGACGAGCAAGGGTTTTTCCATTACGACGACCAGCAGCCAATACAAAACCAAGTGTTATATGCGCGTACAGCTGCCAACGTCGAAATTGTCGCGGCTACTGGCACCCTGACTACTACGCCTACGTGTACGTGGGTAACGCTCGACAGCCAAGTTGAGGATTGGTTAGGCATAGGCACCGCTACAGCTGCCGACGCCACGTTTCTAACGCAATGCCGCACAAGTGCTAACGCCGTTTGCTACAAGCGACGACAGCAAGCCGGGTACGTGGACAGCTTGACGACCTCACCGAGCGCCGCGGTAACCCTCGGCACCGTGGCTTATGCAGGCTTTTTGTATAGGCAACGTGGTAGCGCTGGCATGGATTACGCGTCGTTTGACGGTATGACTACTGGCGGCTCAACAGGATTTAGCCCAATGGTTAAACAGCTGTTGGGTATTGACCGCCCCGCGGTGGCCTAATGCCCGTACCCGCATACACCGACCTTTTTAACGTCGCGCTAGACAACCTCACAACGACGCTAAACACGATTACGGGGCTTACCGTCACTAATGACCCGCGAAACATTAACCCGCCGTGCGCGTTTATAGACGCCCCTAGCTTTGTGGCGTTTAACTACAACATTGTTGAAATTACCTTTCCTGTACGGCTAATTACCCTTGGCCCGGGCAACCTAGACGCGCAACGCTCGCTAATGAATATGGCAGCTTTACTACTTGCCAAAAACGTGGCGGTTACTGGCGGCCGCCCAACGGTGGCTATCTACGGTGGGGCCGAGTACGCCGCCTATGATTTAACTATTGACTTGAAAGCGAGTACTACAGCATGACCAAATACACCGTTGTTAGCCCTCGAGTGGGTACACCGGGCGCCGATTTTGACCTAGACCTAGCTGTAAAGCGCGGTGCTAATATCGAGGCGCTAGTAGCTGGCGGCTTTATTAAAGTATCCGCACCTAAGCCCGCAAAAAATGCTAAAAAAGACATAGACACAAACGAGGAGTAACCCCATGGCCACAACAACTTACCTAAGCAACCCGGACGTAACTATCGCAACGGTTAACTTGCGTGACCAGTGCACCGCCGCAACGCTTACCCGCACGGTAGAAGCATTGGAAAGCACCGCATTTGGTGACACCGCCCGTTTCAACGTTGGCGGCCTCGAAAACAACGAGCTAACACTTACTCTTTACATGAGCTACGCCGCAACCGAAACATACGCAACATTGGCCAGCCTTGTTGGTACCCAATGCAACGTGTTGGTTTCGCCACAAGCACCGACAACGCCAAACACTTATTCGGCAACCAACCCGGGCTTTATTTTGACAGGCACTTACCTAGAAAGCTTGCCAGTTATTAACGCAACTATGGGCGAATTGTCAACGATTGACATTACGTTTACTGGCGGTTCGTATTCCGTAGACGTTTCCTAATAACGGCCTCAACACGGCCCGACACGAAAGAGGCTAGTTATGCAGCTAACCCTAAAAGTTGAATTACCCGACAACACCTACACGGTTACAACCAACCTTTATGTTGTTGTCGCATGGGAGAGGAAATTTAAGCGCAAGGCGTCCGACATGGCCAATGGTATTGGCATAGAGGATTTAGCCTTTTTGGCGTTTGAGGCGTCCAAGTTAAACAAAATTGTTGTACCGGCAGAGTTTGACAACTTTATTAAACAGCTTGTCAACATTGAGGTTGTCGAGCAAGAGCAACCAAGTTTTACCGAAGCGGCACCTACAGACGCCAGCTAGCCGAGGTGCTAGTAGCTGTCGGTTGGTGGCCGCCTAATATCCCGTTTGAGCTACAAGACTTGCAGACGGTGGCTAAAGTGTTGACAGAGGCACACAAAAAAAGGTAGCAACGCCATGGGCATAACCGGACAAGTAGACGTATACGGGGTGCAAGCGGCGTTGAGGGAGTTAAACGACATTGACCGCAAAATTAGGCGGCAAGTAACTAAAGACATTAAAACCGTTGGCGACCAAATTGTGCAAGACGCGCGAAGCATGGTGCAAAGCCAATCGCGTAAACAAGGTGCCCCGTTGTCGGGTATGCGCCGCGGCTCGCTCATTCGTGACCGTGCAGCGGCTTGGGATATATCCGAGGTGCAAAAGGGCTTAGGTATTAAAGTTGGTGCTCGAGCTACTCGCGAAAAATACGTGGATTTTAACCAAGGCGGTTACACCCGGCAGGTTGTGTACGGTGCGAAGCCATACCAACTAATGGTCGTGCAGCAAAAGAGCTTTGCGGGCGCTATTTACGACCACGTGGGCATTGGCATTAGCGGTATACGCAATTCCAATTTTATTGGCAGCCTTAACTCTAAAGCCTCTATTGGTACTGCACCGCGTGTTACTAACAGAGCTGTAGAAAACAACCGCGAAGAGGTAACCGCCGAGCTACTAAGCATTGTGGGTAAAGTTATGCAACAGACAAACCGTAATTTGGTGGTGACCCGTGGCAATTAACATACCGATTTTAACAAGCTTTAGCGGCAAGGGCGTTGCCGACGCTCAACGCGAATTCAAAAGCCTTACGACAACAACCCAAAAAGCGGGCTTTATTTTGCAGCGCGCATTGCTGCCAGCTGCCGCCGCTATCGGCACGATAACCCAAGTTATTGCCCCGGCTATTAAAGCGGCCTCGGATTTTGAAGAGGCAACCAGCAAGGTAAACGTAATTTTTGGGCGGGCGTCAAAGAGCGTTAAAGACTTTGCCAATACTGCCGCTCGAGAGCTTGGCCAGTCTAAACAATCTGTGCTTGACGCTGCTGGTGCTTTTGGCACGTTCGGTAAAGCTGCCGGGCTGGCTGGCGAGGATTTGAGCACGTTTACTACTGACTTTGTAACGCTGTCTACTGACCTAGCGTCGTTTAACAACACAACCCCCGAGGAAGCCGTACAGGCCATTGGCGCGGCCCTACGTGGCGAGGCAGAGCCTCTACGCCGTTTTGGTGTATTGCTTAACGACGCAACCCTAAAAGCCGAGGCAATGGAATTAGGCATATACAAGGGCAGCGGTGCGCTAACAGCTCAACAAAAGATTTTGGCGGCACAATCCGCTATTTATAAACAGACAGGCGACGCACAAGGCGACTTTGCTAGGACAGCCGACAACCTCGCTAACAAGCAACGCACCCTAAGCGCCTTGTTTAAAGACTTTCAAATACAACTCGGCCAAAAACTATTGCCAGCGGCAACCGATTTTGCTAACGGCTTAGTAAAAATTAACGACGCGTTTAGCAATATGCCTACCCCGGCACAAAAGGCAATAGACAAACTAAATTTATTTGCAAAAGTAGCGTCAAACATTAACCCGCTTATTGCCCTTACAAATGCAATACAGGCACTTGGCTCGGGCATGTTTGACGCCGAAAAAGAAACAGGCGCATACAACCAAGAAATGGGCCGGTCAAACCAAGCACAAATGCGTATGGCCGACGCTGCCGGAGAGTTTAACAAAAAGTTTAAAGAAACCAAAACCGACGTGGGCGGCGCTAAAAAAGAGGTAGAGAGTTTTGCCGAGGCGCTTAAAGAAAAGTTAAGCGAAGCCGTTGATACTGCTAAGGATAAGTTGGCCGACGCGCAAGGCGAATTTAACGATTTTGCTACCAAGGTAAGCGACGCCGTAAAGGGTGCACTTGACTTTAATGCCGCGCTTGAGGCTGGCGACTACGGCTTTAAAGGCTTTTTAGACGCCCTACGTGGGCAAGTACGTGGCATTGTCGAGTATTCCACCAACCTTGGCAAAGCCTTGGAAATGGGTTTAAGTCAAGACGCATTGGGCTACGTTATGGACGCTGGCAACGTCGCTGGCGCCGAAATAGCACTTGAGCTAGTAAAGGGTGGGCAAACCGCTATAGACGAAACCAACGCGCTTGTAGAGGCCGCAAAAGCGGCAGCCGACAAAGTAGGACTACAAGCCGCCAACAATTGGTACAAGACCGGCGTAGACCAAGCAACCTTTATTGTTAACGGCCTAGAGGCAGAGCTAACCAAATTAACGCCAAAACTTATGGCAAAAATGGACGAAATAGCCGCAAAACTTAAACGCTCGGTAAACATTGACGTAGTAGTAACCGAGCGGGTTAACCGTATTGTTTCCACTATTAGCAGCTCGATACCTAAAATGGCCGACGGCGGCATAGTGACCGGGCCAACGCTTGCCATGATTGGCGAGGCAGGCCCCGAGGCTGTCATACCGTTATCGCAAATGGGCAACATGGGCGGCGGCGGCGTAACTATTAACGTGGCTGGCGGTTTATCAACTAGCGCCGAAATAGGGCAAAGCGTCGTTAACGCGTTGCGGGCGTATTCGCGTACCGCTGGCCCGCTACAACTAAACGTGGCATAAAATGGCTGTAGCTGTAATCCAATCGGGCAACTATGACTTACAAATAGACACAGGCTTTCAAGTCAACGCGTTTACACTCGACGACAGTACCCGTGGGGTGCTCAACAATTCCGAGTACGTGTTAGACGGTGTAGGCGAATTTGCAAGCGTTTTAGACGGCGCGTTAAATGTCAACGTACGACGAGGCCGCCGTGACCAAGGCGACACTTTTGGCGCGGGCACCATGACCTTTACCCTCGACGACACATTGGCCTCGGGCGTATTTAATCCGTTTAACCAAGACAGCCCATTTTTTGACACCGCCAACGCCCAACCCGGGCTAGCCCCAATGCGCGAGGTACGGCTACTACGTTACGACACCCTTGGCAACCCCGAGTACATTTTTAACGGGTACATAGTTAACTACGACTACAATTTTGCGCTTGGCGGTACTGACACGGTAGAGGTATATTGCGCCGACCAATTTTATTTGCTTAGTCAAACCGTTTTAGACGAGCTCAACGTAACCGCCGAAACGTCGGGCGAGCGCATAGAAACGGTGCTTAACTTGCCCGAGGTTGACTTTCCAATAGCGGCCCGAAACATTGCTACAGGCACCGTAAACCTCGGCCACGACAGCGCTTATACCGTGCCAGCCGGAACCAACGTACTTAACTACCTAACCCAAATTAACGACACCGCCGAATTTGGGCGGTTGTTTATGTCTCGAGCAGGCGTCCTAACCTTTCAAAACCGTATCGGCAACACCATTGCGGGCAGCTCGGCCGACTTCCACGACGACGGCGCACCCGGCACCCTTAAATTTACGGGTGTGGGCATATCCTTTGAAGCCGACCAAGTAATAAACCGCGCCGTAGTAACCGCCCTCGACGACAAAACCGCTACCGCTGTAGACGCTGGCAGCATTGCCACGTACTTTATACAAACCACCAACATTGGCAACAGCCTTTTACATGAGCAAACAGCCATAGACGACGCCGCGGACTACCTACTAAACGGCCAACCCGAGGCCCGCTACACGTCCGTAGAAACGTCGTTTACCGTCCTAACAGCTGCACAACGCGACACGGTAGCAACCCTCGAAATTGGCGACACAATTACCATAGAAAAGTCTTTTCAAACAGGGCTAACAACAACCCAACTAGCCCAAGAGCTAGCCATAGAGGGCATAGAGCACCGCCTAAATTTTGCTACCGGGCATAGCGTCCTAATTAGTACGAGCCCTACGGTGATTGTGTACGAATTTATTTTGGACGACGCAATTTACGGCATTTTAGGAATAACCGACCCGCAACCCGTTTTAGGATAAAGTAAAAACATGACGGCAAATTGGACAGCATTTGTAGCGGGCAACGTTTTGACTGCTGCGCAACTTAATGACGTAGTGGACAACTTTCAAGATATTGCAATGTTTAATGAAACACAGTCAAGCGCAACCGCTGGCGGTAGTTCTACTTCTGGCTCGTTTGCTAAACGAACACTAAACACAACAGTCGTCAATAACATTGCTGGCTGTTCTATTGCGTCTAGTGTTGTTACACTTGCTACGGCTGGCACATATTATCTTTGTGGCATAACTCCAGTTTATAGAGGCGACCAAACACAAGCACGATTGCGAAACACGACAGCCAGCACAACTATTGCCAATGGTCAAGGTTCATTTGCCGCATTTAGTAATGCTGGGTTTGCCTTGTGTCCAGTTGAGGCTTATGTAACAATTTCGGCTAGTACAAATATTGAGTTGCAAATGCGTGTTACTACTAGTCACTCTGCCGAAGGTCTAGGAATTGCAACAGGGTTTGACGAAAGCATTTACAGCACCCTTTACATAGCAAGGATTGCATAATGGCTACACCAACCACCGCCGAAATTAACGCACAAATAGGCAACGCCACACGCGAATTAGCACCCGGCACAACATGGCGTTACAACGAACCCGGCGACGGCTACTACTGCCTCGAATGGATGGACGACCCCGCGCTACAGCCAACAGAGGCGGCGACAATGGCAAAGGCAACGGAAATTGCAGCAAACCCACCTACGCCGATTGGCTAAATATGCGGCCTTGTTGTTTATGGTTGCAGTTATAGCGGCGGTGCTTAATGGCTGCACAATTTCTAAACAAAATACTACGTACCAATGTTTTACAAAAGCGAGTTGCGAAAATGATTAAAACACCTGAACAACAACACGCGGCACTTATAGTTTTTGTGGGCCGTTTGCTAGCGGTATGTTTTACTTTTACCGTATTTGCATTTATCTACGGAGTGCTTTTTGTTGACCAGCCTGAAAAACAGGCCCCGACTGACGCCCAGCTCATCGACTTGCTATCGACGTTGCTTGTGTTTCTTACCGGCACCCTTAGCGGCCTTGTGGCGTCTAATGGGCTTAAAAGCAAAACCCCACAAATTGACCAATGACCGTTGCTAAAGCCAAGCCGGGTGTATTAGGCGCTCGAGATTACATAGGCAACGCCGACGGGGCCGCACCCGCGCCACGTGCCGGTATGGACGCGTGGATTAAATGCGCGATTAAGTACAGCAACAAAAGTTTATGGAATAACGGCAGTTTTGGGCAGAGGGATATGAAAGGCAAACCCGGCAGCTTGTCGGTACATGCCACGGGCCGAGCCGTTGACTTGAGCTGGCGCTACATGGCAGAAACCAAAAAGGGTGTACCAACAGGCCGTAAAACGTCGCTCGAGTTTATTAACAAGGTTGTTGCCAACGCTAACGCGCTAGGCGTTCAAGCAATTTTAGATTACTTTCCAAAACCTTTTGGCCGTGGCTGGCGTTGTGACCGTCAAGCGTGGAGTAGTTACAGCAAGCCCGACATAAGCGGCGCCCCGGGCGGCGATTGGTACCACGTCGAGATATCGCCAACCATGGCAGACAACCCGCAAGCCGTCGAAGCCGCGTTTTTATTGGTGTTCGGGGATAATCCACCAACCGCGTAGCACCCTGCACTACCGTTGGGTTACCGACGGAAAGCTAGAGGTACCTAATGACAGACGAGCTACAAACCTTTTTGTACGAGTGCTACATAACGACACTCGACAACGGCCAACAAGCCATGTTTCAACTATTCCGAAACCCCAACACGGGCAGCGTCCTACACGCGCAACTAGCTTTTAAAACCTTGGCTAGCGGCTCGTGGGGCGTCCCCTACCAATGCGAGGTAAAACCATGATTACAGGCACCAAATTAGTAATAGGCATAGTTACAGCCCTTTTAGGGTTTGCGGCCACCACAAGCGCTCTAAACGCGCCTAACGACCAACCAGCAAGCACCATACCAAGCACCGTGTACGTGCCCTATTCCGTGCCGGCACCAACCACCACGGTAAACGTGGACAGCTGCACAATAGTTGGCACCCTGCTAGCGCTCGAGGGCCTACCAGTAGCCGAAATGGAAACAGCGCTAAAAGTGGCATATCGCGAAAGCCGCTGTACCCACCAAGCGTTTAACGCGACAGACACAAACGGCGGTAGCGCGGGCTATTTTCAAGTTAATTATTTTTGGTGCAAACCCTCGACGTATTGGCCTACTGGCTGGCTACAAGCCCAAGGCATTTTGGACGATTGCGCCGAGCTGTTTGACCCCGAAACCAACGTAAAAGCCATGGTTGCTATTTGGCGTAACAGCGGTTGGCTACCATGGAAAACAGCAAACTAACCCGACACGAAAGACACCCGACATGAGCGAGCAATACCCTGAAATTGGCATTAGCGAAACAACGCGCAAAATGTTTACCATTTTGGACGAGCTAGTAAAACCCGCGCACGTGGAAAGCAAACACGCTCGGCACCTCTACCACCTAAAAGGCGAATTGCGGGCCTTACATAGTGACATGGTGCGTATTGACGACCCTCGAGCGTTTGTCATTGAGCTAGCAATAGAGGCGTTAGGCGGCGACGCGTGACCGACACGGGCACAATTAGCCAAGCCCAAAAGGATTACGCCAAATTTATTGCAGCACAACGCAAAGAGTGTGCCAACACGTTTAACAGCGAGCGCAAACAATTTAGAGCGGGCCGCGAAGCAATAGGCGCGTTAGGTGAGATTGTATTTGCAGACCATTACCTATTAGAGCACCCGGGCGTAACACTTTTAGGCAGCGCCGAACACAACGCACTACTTGGCGACGTGGACATTTACCAAGTTAAAACTACGGATTGCACTAACGACGTCGTAAGCCTCATTGTGCCCGGCGTAGAAATAGACCGCTACCCGAACAGCCCGTTTGTGCTTGTGCAGCTCTTACTGCCCGATACCTACAACCTTGTTGGTTGGCTGTACGGCTGGCAAATAGCCGACTTGGCTTGGCAACACGTCGAGCATGACGACAACAGCGGCGGTAGTTATTGGGTTAAAAGCTACAAACTATGGACAATGGCAGACCTACCAACCGCGTAATACCCATGTGCTATAAATACAATCCCGATTAGAACAGGAAAACCCGACATGCAAGAAAAAGTAGAAACACCCAACACGCAACTACAAAAAGTTACGTTGCTAGTAACAATGCACGATTATGACCCCGAGGATTTTAACGCGGGCGAATGGTTGCTTAACGTGCTTGCTGTGACACAGAACAACGCAACCAGCGCACAGTACGCCGCTAAATTATTTGCACAAGCAATGCAAGTGTTAAAGGTAGAAAATTGCGACGTGGTGGTATCTAATGGCCTTTAACATTGACAACTATGTAGACGTGCCAACCCGTTTAACGGAAGCATTAAAGAAATACCCGAACCTACGCATACAAGAAACCGACGCGCAAGTAGTCACAATGCCCGACGGCTCAACCTTTTACCGCTGCACCGTAACCGTCTACCGCGACGTGGACGACGCGCTACCAGCAATTGCTACAGCTGCCGAGCCATACCCGGGCAAAACGCCATACACAAAAAACAGCGAGTTTATGGTTGGCATGACCAGCGCATTAGGCCGTGCACTTGGCTATATGGGTTTCGGCGTTAACAAAAGCATTGCCAGCAAAAACGAGGTGCTAGCCCGTCAAGAGGACGACGGCGACATAGTGCGCCCTGAGCGTACTCGAGCAGTAGCAGGCTCTAAAGCCGTCCTAAACGACGCGGCACCAAGCGGCAATTTTGCCAGCGCCAAGCAAATCAACTTTATTAAAGCGTTAGCCAAAGGCCGCGAATACGACGAGGGCGAGCTACTAGAAAAGCTGCACGAAATACTAGGGCGTAACGACGTGATATTAGAAACGCTTACAGCGAGCGACGCCACCAAGGTTATTGGAATAATGAAATGACCCGGTACAAGTCCAACTACAGCTACGCTCAAGACTTGCGCGACGTGCGCCAACACAGCATGGAAATAGCGCGCAAGTTGGCTGCCGAGCAAGCGTTAGTTATGGAGTTAAACAACCGCATTGTTGAGCTGCAAACCGAGGCAGACCGCCTACAAGACGAATTGAATTTGGCCCATGAGGCACTAAGACGCGCGTTTAAGCCGCAATGAAACTTACGCCTAACTTGTTAAGCGAGCGAGAGTTTAAAAACAGCATTGTTACGCTTGCTCGAGACTTAGGTTGGCTAGTCCACCATGATTTACCGAGCCAACGCGCTAACGGTAGTTGGGCTACAGCAACACAAGGCGACAGCGGCTTTCCGGATTTAGTGCTAGTGCACCCGGGCAACATGGTTACAGGGCTAAAGCCAATGGTTGTGTTTGCAGAGCTCAAGACACAACGAGGCAAGACAACAGCCAGCCAAGAGCAATGGCTAACAGCGTTACGCGCTTGTGGGCAAATGGCGTTTGTATGGCGCCCTGCACAAATGCAAGAGATACAACAGCTACTATTCGGAACCTTTACCCACCCCTCTAGTTAGACAATTGGCAAGCACCAAGACCTAAGCCATTCGCACGGCAGTTGGTAACACACGGCAACGTGGGTAGAGCGCCACGCCCTTTAACAGGTGACGTGGCGCGGCGGCCTATAAACATAATTAGGCGTAATGCAAGGTAGACGGATTGAGGCAGCCCGTCGGGTAGAGCATTACTGCATTAGGCTTTAATCGCTCGAGCATTGACATACCGATAACAAACCAACACAACCGAGGTAAACCCGACATGAGCAGCTACCAGCAACCACGACAGCAAGCCGCTTGCGGCGCGCTAGCCCAAGCGAAGCGCGGGAGTAGCAATGCCAACTAACAACAACAGCAAGCAACGCAACCAAAAAGAATTCAAACACAACCGTTTAAAGGTGCTTGACAACGGCAACGCCGTGTGCCATTGGTGCGGAGTAAACCAAGCAACAGAAGCCGACCACCTAGAACCCACCGACAACGGTGGTACAAACGCAATCGACAACTTAGTGCCGGCATGCAAACCGTGTAACGCTCGACGAGGCCAACAATACGCACAACAAAAACAACGCGCTAAAACCCTTACACCACAAGGATTTGGCGAGCCCGTTTTTTTGCAAACGCAAGCGAAGCCCCCGCAAGCTCTAATTCCTATATTTTTTGGAAACCAGCCCGAACCAGCTCTAACCGGCAGATACCAACCGAGACTAGAAACAACTACGCACGTTGGCAGCCAATCACGCGCAACCGAAATTGGGGAGTTTGCAGAGAGGGTGCTAGGGCTACCGCTTATGGCGTGGCAGCTGCATTGTCTAGAGGGTTTGACCGCTTTCGACGACGTTGGTAAGTGGTTACACCGTGTAGGGCTAATAAGTGTGGCCCGGCAAAACGGCAAGAGCCTTTTAAGTAGCGCGGTTATCGGGCATTGGCTTACTAAAGAGGCCGAGCACCGAGGCCAGCCGCAAACAATAATTAGCGTTAGTCACAAGTTGGATTTAACGGCCGCGCAATTCAGTTACTTGGCGCCAATCCTCGAAGCCAAATTTGGGGCCGAAGTTTCGTGGTCATACGGCCGCCAAAAGTTAACAATGCCGAATGGCAGCGTGTGGCATATTCGAGCAGCTACCCCGGCAGCCGGTCACGGTTACAGCGCCGACCTAATCACCGCCGACGAGGTATGGCAAATTTCCGAGGCCGCTATAGACGACGGTTTACTACCGTCTCAACGTGCACGTAAAAACCCGTTGTGTTTACTTGTGAGCACGGCTGGTACGCAAGAAAGCACCGCGCTATTACGTTGGCGTGACCAAGGGCTAAGGGCTATAGATAGCGGCAAACAAACCACGTTGTACTTTGCCGAATTTAGCCCTAGCCCACAACTAGACCCAATGACGCCCGAGGCATGGGAGTACGCAAACCCCGCACTAGCTGGCGGCCTCATTGACCTAGACGTAATTGAGGGCGAAGCGCTCGGCCCAAACCGCTCGGCGTTTCTTAGAGCGTCCGTCAACCTTTGGCAGGCTGTAACAACAGGCTGGCTAGAAATAGGCGTCTTTGACGCTTGCAAAACCGATACCCCGCCACCCCCCGGCGGAGTGTTGGCTATCGAAAGCTCAACCGACGAAGCCCGCTATACCGCCGTACGCGCCGTACAAGCTGGCAACAAAACACACGTAACCGTAGCGTTTACCGCTAACAGCGTTGCCGAAATGTGGCGGCTAGTTGACATAGAAATAGAAAACAACCCCGGGCTACGCCTAGCAATAATCCCCGCGCTAGAGGTAAGTTGCCCGCCCGCGCTCGAGCGTCGCCGCACCATAGTTGGCTACCGTGAGCTACTGAAATGGACGGCCGCTGTGCGCTCAATGATTGTAGAAAACCGTTTACAACACAACGGCGAATTACTACTTACACAACATTGCGCCCGAGCCGTTTTAATTAAACACAACGGGAGTGTTGCTTTATCCACGTCGCGTAGCCCGGGCCCTATCGAGGCAGCGCGTTGTATGGTATGGGCCGCCGCCATGGCAAGCCGCCCGCAACTTGTCGGTAAACCAATGATTATGGGCGCTAACCGCTAAAGTTTGTTTGGCGCTCGCTGGCCTTGCTTTCCGTCGGGGATTGCTCGCCGCCAGCGAGTGCCACCATTAGCCGCCTAAATATGGCACACTAAACGCATGGCTATTTTTACGCGCAAACCTGAACCAGCAACCGTTGTTAAAGCCGCTGCCGGTAGCAACGCTGGCGCCTCACAAATTGGCAACTTTTTTGCGTACACCGACGGCGTAAACCGTAGCCGCTTTATGCAAGTGCCAACTATTAGCCGTAGCCGCGATTTAATGGCAAGCCTTGTTGGCTGTCTGCCGCTTGTCATGTATAAAGAAATGTGGAACGGCGACGAAATGGAAAAAGTGCCCGAGGCGCCGCGCTCATGGCTACGACGCATTGACAAAGGCGTAACAAACAACTTTATACTTTCGTGGACATTTGACGATTTATTTTTTTATGGTAGAGCTTTTTGGTATTGTGTTGAGCGCTCGGCCGATGGCTACCCAATGTCGTTTACACGTCTACCCGCTGCAATGGTCACAACACAAGACCAAGCACAAGGTACTGGCGTATGGTTCGGCCCGTCTAAACAAATTTTGTTTCAAGGCTTACCAATCCGTTACGAGGATTGCGTACAATTTTTGAGCCCAATTCAAGGTTTGATTTATACCGGCGCAACGTCAGTGGACACCGCGTTAAAGCTTGAGCAGGCCCGCAACAGAAACTCGAGCTCGCTACAGCCAGCCGTAACGCTTAGGCAGACTGGCGGCGAGCCTATGAGCCCGCAAGAGTTAAGCGACTTGGCAGCGGCCTACGACTCGGCGCGTTACGCGTCGGCCACGTGTGCCGTAAACGAATTTGTAGAGGTAATACCTAACAATGCAACGCCCGACAAAATGTTGCTTATTGACGCCGCCGAATACCAAGCAAAAGAAATTGCGCGCATTGCAAACGTCCCCGCTTATTTAGTTTCGGTATCTATCGGTAATTATTCATACGTCTCATCAAGTGAGGCCAGCCGTGACCTTTATACCTTTGGGGTTAAGCCATACATAGATTGCATACAAGAAACACTAAGCGCGGATAACGTGCTACCACGTGGCACGGGTGTTATGTTTGACATCGAAAGCTATTTAGAAAACCAATACCAAGACAGCGCCGAAAACATGCCGGACATGGCAAACGAGGTAAACAATGCTTAGGTTAATCCCACAAGAATTAAATTTAGACGCCGCTAAAGGTGACGCGCTGCCACGTAGAACCTTGGCTGGCGTCGCCCTCGAATATGGCGTAGAGGCCGTTGTATCCGATGGGCAAAAAGTACGTTTCGAAATGGGCGCACTACCTTTAGAAGGCAAAAAACCCAAAATGTACTTAAACCACGACAGCACTAGCCCAATCGGCTTAGTAACCGCTCGAGAGCTTGTCGGAAATACCGTCATGTTTGAAGCCAAGATAAGCGAAACAACGCTAGGCAATGAGGCGCTAGAGCTTGCAAAAGACGGCGTTTTGGACAGCGTAAGCGTAGGCATTTTGCCCGTCGAATTTAGTTTTGACGAGGCCGGCACCATGGTTGTAACTAAGGCCGATTGGCAAGAATTAAGCCTTTTGCCCTATGGCGCATTTGAGGCCGCCAAGGTGCAGCGCGTCGCGGCAAGTATCCACCAAGAGCCCGACGAAATAGAGTTAAATAATACACAAGACGAAAACGAGGAGTTAAACGACATGGAAAAGACCGTAGAAGCACCAGCCGTAATTGAAGCAGCAACCGTGCAAACAATTTATGCACAGCCGCGCCAAGCTTTTAAATTGCCGAGCACTTCGGAATATATCGCTAGCTACGTACGTGGCGGCGCCGACTTCGCACAACTTAACGCCAACATTAAGCAAGTAAGCGTTAACGCTGCCGCACCAAACATTACTACTTCGGACACACCCGGCATTTTGCCCGAAATTATCACCGGCAGCGTGTATGACGGGCTAAACCCAATTCGCCCTTTCGTTAGCGCAATTGGTACTCGCGCAATGCCAACACAAGGCGCAACTTTCCGCCGCCCAAAAATTGTGGTGCGGCCAGTAGTAACACAGCAACCAACAGGCCAGCTAAACACGCTCGACCCGTCAACCGTTGAGGTTTCCAACTCTGACGTTTCCAAACTAAGTTTTGGAACATACGTCACCGTGTCCGAACAAGACTTGGATTGGAGTGACCCTGCAAGCATTGACATTATCCTTAACCAACTTGCAATTGCTTACGGTCAGGCAACAGACAACTACGCAATTGACACTTGCCGCAATGCAATTGTGCAAACTCAATCATGGGACCCACAAGTGGCCAAAGACACAATCGAGGGCATTTACGGTGCAGCTGTACAAATTAGCAACAGCAGCAACTACTTGCCGTCGCACTTGTTTGTTTCGCCTACTGTGTGGGGATACCTCGGCGCTCAGGTTGACGACCAAAACCGCCCCGTGTTTCCATTCGTTGGCGCACCGGGCCTTATGGGCCAAAACGCAAGCGGTACGTCGTCGGCTACTTCGTGGAACGGCAACCCGCTTGGCTTAAACCTTGTCGTAGACAAAAATTGTGACGGCTCGTTCATGGGCCACGCTGCCGGCCCTGCCGCTGGTTTTGAATTCTACGAACAGCAAAAGGGCGCTATCTCGGTAGACGTACCAGCAACCTTGGGCCGCACTATTGCGTTTAGAGGCTATGCCGCTGGCTACATGGCCGACGCCACCAAGTTTGTCAAGCTCGTTTAACAACCGAAAGGTAGGCCAACTATGGCCGCTTACTCGGTCACACAAAAGTACTTAACCGACAATTACGCGGTTTTAGTATTACAAACAAACGCCGACCCGCTCGAGGTTGGGCAGTCTGTAGTTATTACTGGCGTTGACGCGACGTTTAACGGCACGTATCTAACAGCGGATTTGCCGCAATACTATTTTACGGGCGTAGACGAACAAGGCTTTTTTACCTTTGATTACCAGCAGCCAATACAAAACCAAGTGTTGTATGCGCGTACAGCTGCCAACGTCGAAATTGTCGCGGCTACCGGCACCCTGACCACTACGCCCACGTGTACGTGGGTAACGCTCGACAGTCAAGTTGAGGATTGGTTAGGCATAGGCACCGCTACAGCTGCCGACGCTACGTTTTTAACGCAATGCCGCACAAGTGCAAACGCTGTTTGTTACAAGCGTCGCCAGCAAGCCGGGTACGTTGACAGTTTGACGACCTCACCGAGCGCCGCGGTAACCCTTGGCACGGTGGCTTATGCAGGCTTTTTGTATAGGCAACGTGGTAGCGCTGGCATGGATTACGCGTCGTTTGATGGTATGACTACTGGCGGTTCAACAGGCTTTAGCCCAATGGTTAAACAGTTGTTGGGTATTGACCGCCCCGCGGTGGCCTAATGCCCGTACCCGCATACACCGACCTTTTTAACGTCGCGCTAGACAACCTTACAACGACGCTAAACACGATTACGGGGCTAACCGTTACTAATGACCCGCGCAACATTAACCCGCCGTGCGCGTTTATAGACGCCCCAAGCTTTGTGGCGTTTAATTACAACATTGTTGAAATTACGTTTCCAGTACGGCTTATTACCCTTGGCCCGGGCAACCTAGACGCGCAACGCTCGCTAATGAACATGGCAGCTTTACTACTTGCCAAAAACGTAGCGGTTACTGGCGGCCGCCCAACGGTAGCGGTGTACGGTGGGGCCGAGTACGCCGCCTATGATTTAACCATTGACTTGAAAGCGAGTACCACAGCATGAGCAAATACACCGTTGTTAGCCCTCGAGTGGGTACACCCGGCGACGAATTTGACCTAGACCTAGCTGTAAAGCGCGGTGCCAACGTTGAGGCGCTACTTGCTGGCGGCTTTATTAAAGTATCCGCACCTAAGCCCGCAAAAAATGCTAAAAAAGACATAGACACAAACGAGGAGTAACCCCATGGCCACAACAACTTACCTAAGCAACCCGGACGTAACTATCGCAACGGTTAACTTGCGTGACCAGTGCACCGCCGCAACGCTCACCCGCACGGTAGAAGCATTGGAAAGCACCGCATTTGGTGACACCGCCCGTTTCAACGTTGGCGGCCTCGAAAACAACGAGCTAACGCTAACGCTTTACATGAGCTATGCAGCAACCGAAACATACGCAACATTGGCCAGCCTTGTTGGTACCCAATGCAACGTGTTGGTTTCGCCACAAGCACCGACAACGCCAAACACTTATTCGGCAACCAACCCGGGCTTTATTCTGACAGGCACTTACCTAGAAAGCTTGCCAGTCATTAACGCAACCATGGGCGAATTGTCAACCATTGACATTACGTTTACTGGCGGCTCATACTCGGTAGACGTTTCCTAATAACGGCCTCAACACGGCCCGACACGAAAGAGGCTAGTTATGCAGCTAACCCTAAAAGTTGAGTTACCCGACAACACGTACACGGTTACAACCAACCTTTACGTTGTTGTGGCATGGGAGCGCAAATTTAAACGCAAGGCGTCCGACATGGCCAACGGTATTGGCATAGAGGATTTAGCCTTTTTGGCGTTTGAGGCGTCCAAGTTAAACAAAATTGTTGTACCGGCAGAGTTTGACAACTTCATTAAGCAGCTTGTCAACATTGAGGTTGTCGAGCAAGAGCAACCAAGTTTTACAGAAGCGGCACCTACAGACGCCAGCTAGCCGAGGTGCTAGTAGCTGTCGGTTGGTGGCCGCCTAATATCCCGTTTGAGCTACAAGACTTGCAGACGGTGGCTAAAGTGTTGACAGAGGCACACAAAAAAAGGTAGCGACGCTATGGGCATAACCGGACAAATTGACGTTTACGGGGTGCAAAACGCGTTAAAAGAGTTAAACGACATAGACCGCAAAATTAGGCGGCAAGTAACTAAAGACATTAAAACCGTTGGAAACCAAATTGTGCAAGAGGCGCGAAGCATGGTTTCTACACAATCGCGTAGCAACGGTGCCCCGCTATCCGGTATGCGTCGAGGCTCGCTAATTCGTGGCCGAGAGGCCGCTTGGAACGTATCCGAGGTACAAGGCGGCTTTAACGTGCGCGTAGGTGTACGAGCTACTAAAGAGCGCTACGTAGATTTTGACCAAGGCGGTTACACCCGGCAAGTTGTGTACGGTGCCAAGCCATACCGTTTAATGGTGGTACAACAAAAGAGTTTTGCGGGTGCTATCTATGACCACGCGGGCGCTGGCATTAGCGGAGTACGTAACACGGCGTTTATTGCCAACCTAAATAAAGAGGTAGGCGACGCCCCACGTGTTATTGACAAGGCCGTGGAAAGCAATCGCCCGGCAGTAACCGCCGAGCTACTAAGCATTGTGGGTAAAGTTATGACACAGACAAACCGTAATTTGGTGGTATCCCGTGGCAATTAACATACCGATTTTAACAAGCTTTAGTGGCAAGGGTGTTGCCGACGCTCAACGCGAATTTAAAAGCCTTACGACAACAACCCAAAAAGCGGGCTTTATTTTGCAGCGCGCATTGCTGCCAGCTGCCGCCGCTATTGGCACCATAACGCAAGTTATTGCCCCGGCTATTAAAGCGGCCTCGGATTTTGAAGAAGCAACTAGCAAGGTCAACGTAATTTTTGGGCGGGCGTCCAAGAGCGTTAAAGACTTTGCCAATACTGCCGCTCGAGAGCTTGGCCAGTCTAAACAGGCTGTGCTCGACGCTGCCGGTGCTTTCGGCACGTTCGGTAAAGCTGCCGGGCTAGCTGGCGAGGATTTAAGCACGTTTACAACAGACTTTGTAACGCTTGCTACTGACTTAGCCTCGTTTAACAACACAACGCCCGAGGAGGCCGTACAGGCCATTGGCGCGGCCCTACGTGGCGAGGCAGAGCCGCTACGCCGTTTTGGTGTATTGCTCAACGACGCCACCCTAAAAGCCGAGGCAATGGAATTAGGCATATACAAGGGCAGCGGTGCGCTTACAGCTCAACAAAAGATTTTGGCGGCACAATCCGCTATCTACAAACAGACAGGCGACGCACAAGGCGACTTTGCTAGGACAGCCGACAACCTCGCAAACAAGCAGCGCACCCTTAGCGCCCTGTTTAAAAACTTTCAAATACAATTAGGCCAACAACTACTGCCAGCGGCAACCGATTTTGCTAACGGCTTAGTAAAAATTAACGACGCGTTTAGCAATATGCCCACCCCGGCAACCAACGCAACCATAAAGGTTGGCAAATTTGGCAAGTTAATTGGCGAGCTTATTAACCCTATTTCGTTGTTTGTTAACGGCTTGCAGGCTATTGGCTCGGGCTATTTTGACGCCGAGCAAGAAACAGGCGCATACAACAAGGCGCTTGGTTTGTCGGCTCAACAGCAAATGCGCGTAGCGGACGCTGCTGGTGTATTTAATTCTAAATTTAAAGAGACAAAAGACAACGTGGGCGACGCTAAAAAAGAGGTGGACAGTTTTGCCGAAGCGCTTAAAGAAAAACTTACCGAGGCAGTAGATACCGCTAAAGACAAGCTTGCCGAGGCGCAAGGCGAATTTAACGATTTTGCTACCAAGGTAAGCGACGCCGTTAAGGGCGCCCTCGACTTTAACGCCGCGCTTGAGGCTGGCGACTACGGCTTTAAAGGCTTTTTAGACGCCCTACGTGGGCAAGTACGTGGCATTGTCGAGTATTCCACCAACCTTGGCAAAGCGTTGGAAATGGGTTTAAGCCAAGACGCATTGGGCTACGTCATGGACGCTGGCAACGTCGCTGGCGCCGAAATAGCGCTAGAGCTAGTAAAGGGCGGGCAAACCGCAATAGACGAAACCAACGCGCTTGTAGAGGCCGCACAACGGGCAGCCGACAAGGTAGGACTACAAGCCGCCAACAATTGGTACAAGACAGGCGTAGACCAAGCAACCTTTATTGTTAACGGCCTTGAGGCAGAGCTCACCAAATTAACGCCAAAACTTATGGCCAAAATGGACGAGATAGCCGCCAAGCTAAAGCGCTCGGTAAACATTGACGTAGTAGTAACCGAGCGGGTTAACCGTATTGTTTCCACTATTAGCAGCTCAATACCTAAAATGGCAGA